TTCTAGGTCCGCTTATATATATAAACTTTTTAATAGCCATAGAGACCCCAAAAAACTTAGACAATGATATATATAGTAATGTACTAAACAAGAAAAAATCCCCCCATATAGGGGGGATAAAACTAAAATTATTAGTTTTATTAGTTTTTCTTTGGTCTGCCTTTTGACTTAGGAGCTGTTGAACTACTGGCTGCCTTTTTTGCAGGAGCTTTCTTAGGCTGAGCTTTTGCCTTTGGAACCTTTTTTTCAACAGTTTCCTGAACCTTAACAGCCTCTTCTTTGGCTACATCGGCAACCTTGTCTACAGCTGTTTCTACTACTGCTGCAATTTCTTCTACATCTTTAGAAACACTATCGATAATAGAATTTACAATATTGTCTTGTGCGCTTTTTGGATTTTTCTTTTTAAATTTAAGAAGAAATCCTGTCAGTTTCTTTGCTAGCTTTTTAATCATTTTATATACCTCGTTTAGTTAATTGAATTAATTCAACAATTATTGTACTGTACTGAAAATAGAAATGCAAGCATTATTTGCCCTGTTGTGTATCTTTAATTATTTGATATCTTTCGCCAGTCTCTCTGGAGACAAGTCCAAACCCATACGTCGCTGCCTCTTTTACAGCTTCAGATAGAGCTTCTTTGTCCTCAAAAGAAAGGTTTTCTAAAGGAAGGGATATTGCTGCATAAACATCGACGTTCTCAAAATTACCAATATTGACTTTTCTATTAACCCCGCATATTAAAACTGGAGAAGTTGTTAAGGCTATATCTCCCCCTATTGTAGAAATAACCTGATCTATTGGGCTATCTATAGACTGCTCTAATGCTGTTTTAGTTATCTTTGGCATGTTGTTCCTTTATAATTCCAATCTGTTTTAGTGTGGCGTTTGCCTGTTCTTCTACTGACATATTATCAGAAGAAATAATTACCGTAGCAATATTTTTAATATTTTCTATATATTTTTCCGACTTATGATTCAGCTGCTCAGAAGTCATTGGCTTTCCATCTCTTTTTAAAATTCTTTCATTTAATGTTTGGTCGGAAGCATCAAAGTATACTACAATACCATTTGGCTGATCTAGAATTGCTTGGGCCTCATTTTCAAATCTTACATCAGAAATAATTATAGCCACTTGTTCAGACTCGCCTAAATAAGAATCTAAATCAACTAAAGATAATTCTGTTATATATTTTCTATATAATAAATTGCTTTTTCTTATAGCCCATTTTGTAAAACAATCTTTATCAAAATCTCTACACAAATCTCCAGCTTTTTGGAGAAAAGTTCTTGGCTTAATTCCTTCTGGTTCTATTTCTAAATCATAAACTTGGTGAACCATTTTAGTTAATTCATCATAAGATGGAACATCTCCTATCGGAGACCCCCCAAAAAGATCATACAAAACATCATGGATTGCGTACAGTCTTCTGGAAGCTTGATTAAATCCTTTAATGTTCTTTTTTGCAGATGCAAGTTCGTATAGCGGAAGGGCAAAGAATATATGATCCCACTTTACCCCATATTTACTTAAGCTGAGAGAACCTTTTGGAACTATACTCTCTGCTACTGATGTCTTACCGCTTCCTGCCCTACCAGCAAAGCCTATTATAAGTGGCTTATTGGCGTTATTGATATATTGATTTTTCATATATTGTATTATACCACTCTCTTTGCGTTACCGTTCATAATAGACCTTTTCATTTCTAGTGTATCCAAAAACTCATTAGCTAATGCATCGGGTTCCCATACAAAAGACCTATCAACCTGTACAACCTTGAAATTAAATTCATCTCTAATGTCTTCTACTGTCATTAATAATGGGATTAAGGATTCGTTTTTACATCTCCATTTTCCATTAATTTGATTAGCTACAACAGCAGAGTCAGTATAAATAATTGGATCAAAAAAATCAGCCATAGAACAAATTAAAAGGCCAGCTATAACAGCTTCGTATTCAGCTTCATTATTGCTTCTGTGCCCCAACCCTCTTGCAAACTGCGCTATCTTTTTTCTATTCTTATAGACAACAACTGCACAAGCTGCATCTCCAACTTTTTTCTGCCCCTGTCCTCTTGAAGCGCCATCACAAAATACTTCAATGTTCATTGCTATTCTATTTCCACATCAAACTTTATATTAAATTTTTTTGCAGTTTGTTTAATATTGTTTTGTTGACTAGGAGATGAAGCTATATAGGTAGAATAAAGCAAATACCTAACTCCAGACAACTCTACTTGCATTGGGAAATCTAAGTTTTGTCTTGTCTTTGAGTAAAACTCATCCTTTGTTGTCACAGCTTTGTAATGACCAATATACATATTGTCTCTTTCTTAGTATGTACTGAAATCTGAATCAGAATAGAAACCCTTGTCTTCTCTAGCGGAAGCTATCTGCATTGACTGAACTTTGTCTATTAGTTTTCTGCATGATTCTGAAGATATTCTAGCAGCAGATTCCATCGACTCTGCTAAATTTACTATGGCTTCGGCGGTTACCATAGCCATGTATTCATTCTCTGCGGCTTCGAGAGCATTTGCTTCTCGTTCAGCTTCGTTTTTTCCGACTCTATTAGATTTGTATACTTTCTTATATCTACCTTCTATTATTTTTAAGTGCGCCCTTGCCATGCCAGCAAACCTAGTTACTCTGCCATAAACATTAGAGCTTCTTGCGACAAGTGAAGCTAAATCAGAAATAGTTAAATCTACTACATCCATATCTGGAATGTGAATAAAGTATAGATTATCCTTTTCCCCAGAGGCGTATGCTTCTACCACTTCTTTAATTTGAGGATCAATAAATTCTGACAACAACTCATTCAGTTTCTGCATTGTTTGCAGATTCATTCTTACCTTCTTTGACTTTGAAAATATACATGATGTCTTCTAGATTAGAGTTTATCACAAGATCCTTTATCTTGCTACGTATTTTAGACAAGTGTTCTCTTACTGTATTTGGGTGCTCGGTAATTTTTTTGCTTATTTCGCTAGACCTTAAATTGTCAATATACCTCCATTTAATAAGCTGTCTTTCTTGAACTGTTAACTCATTAAATGGCTGAGAGCAGTTTTCTCCTAACACCCAAAATTCATTGATGTCTTCCGCTGCTAATAGTCTATCCATGTCCACTTCTTCTGCAGGAGCTTTAAATCCGGGAGAATTATTTTCTTGATCTTCTTCATTAGCTTCATCATCTAAAAGTGGAAAGCTTTTTCTGCCTAACTGATCAATCAAGAACGTGTCGACATTCTTTTTTAACAAGTAAAAAAAGTAACTATATAAAAATCCACTGAAAGGAATTGGTCCTTTTTCTGAATCTTTTCTTTGATACCTGGCAATGCATTGAAAAAATGTCATATCTACAGTTTGACGAACGTCTTCTTCGTCACCATATCTTTTTGCCATGTATGTTATACCGTCGTAAACATTCGTTAACATGCTTATATCCAGCGGTATTTAATTTGTTTTTCATCAACGCAAATCGTACATACGAATCTTTAATAAACAAAGAGGTAAATCTTCTAATATCATAATCGTTCAAGTTATATTTTCCATGATATATCATAGTTGTGTACTTGGTTAAAAAATTATTAAAAACTTTTATTAATTCCAGTTGAGCTGTATGGCTACCGAGCTTTTGCTTTTGCTATCAACGCCTGCATATCTTCTTCGGCTAAGTTATAATATTGCTCCTTATAAGCTGCCATTTTATTTTCCTTCCCAATAATATAATTTATCAGCGTATGCGCTTCTAATGTCTTCGTAGTATATTACGTTAGGAATCTCTAGTTGCTTTGCAAACTCTTTTGCTTCTCCAGAGTATTTGCTGATTATAAATGTTAACTTTTGAAATTCTTTTTCATAATATCTTTTAAATCTTTTAAGTTTAATCTTACTTTTGTCATCAAGATAGCCTTTTATTTCTACCCAAGATCTATCTTTTAGTATAAAAAAATCAGGAGTATACGCCTTTGTGCCTTTTTTAATTGGAAAAGGAAATACTACAGGTTCAAATTCAAACTTAATCTTATACGCATTAAGTATTCTTGCAAAGTTAGCTTCCCAGTTAGACCTTAGGTTAATCCCCAAATCTTCTCTGTAACCAGTATTTGTATGCTGGTAAGAGTTTCCTTTTCCGTCCTTTTTTGAAAACTTTTTCCTGTATAATGTTTTTTTCTACATCAGCATCGTACAGTTTTTTAAAGTTGGGATGATTTTTTAATGGAGAAATTTCCAAAAAAAATTCTTCTGGCTTGACAGGAACTATGTCTTTCATGATATCCTCTATGCGTAATAAGTATTACCAATCATTATAAAGTAAAAAAATAAAAAAAACAAGAAATCTGCAAAAAAGGTTGCAGACCAACAAAAGAAAAGGTAAGATAACCACCATGAACACAACACTAGAAACACTCATCAACACAATCAATATGGAAATCAACGAGAAGGTAATTGATGGACTAACCTCATTTGGTTACACCCACCAGGAAGCCACCAAGGTAGTTAGTGACTACGCTGACTTTGATCTCGTTGAGAACGCTGCTCAGTTCCCAGTAACAACTGAGGAAGAGATTTCCTTCTAATTGATTGGCAGAATTGCCCCTCTCCTTTTTGGAGGGGGGCTTTTTTGTTGCCAAGTTTTATGCCTTAGCTTTTTTCTTCATTCTAAAAGAACCAGTACCGCAGGCTCCTGATGCTGCGTGATCGCAGTAAGAGCACGTCCTCTCATTCTTTGTCGGCAAGAAGGACCTATCTTCTATGATAGTTACAATGTCTTTAATTAGATTCTGTTTTACTCTATCTAAATCTTCTTTAGTAAACTGATGAGACTTTTTTCTTCCAGATCTTAAATAATAAAGCTCGGCTATTATATCCTTATCTGGAAAAGCCTCTGAAACAGCCAGGGCATATATGCCAAGCTGTAAGTTATCTTTTACGTCTTTTTGAGCTACTTCCCATTTTCCAGTTTTATAGTCAATAATTTTTACTGTATTATCGTCTAACATATCTATTCTGTCTATGTATCCAACAATAAGATATGAACCAATTACAAAGCTAAAACCATAT